ATCTTCAAAAAATTTCCACTTTTCATATTTTTTGTTATATAAATCAACCCAAAATTGAATTGAATCAAGATTCAAATAATCTTCAACGATAAAAATAATGACTTGATATCCTTCGATTGGAATAATATCTTCAACCGAGCACTCTACGATCTTAAATATTGCTTTTGAAGCAAAAGGACAAACTGCAAATCCATTCAGTTCTTCTCTTACCTGTGATACTTCTTTAATCCAATTTAAAATATGAAGTTCTTTTTCGGAATGCATAAAAAAAGAGTGCTTATTTCTATTTAAGCACTCTGATAAAATTATTTTCCTTGTCCTCGATATTTCTTCTTACGTCCATTACGAGAAGTAGCACTCAGTAATGTACGAGGAGAACGTCCTTGACGAGTTTTCTTAGGTGCTCCAGGTTCAAACAGAGTCTTATTAGATCCACCTTTTGCCATAAATTACCTCCAAATCAAATAATACGAGTTTTCTCATGTCCCACTCTGATACGAGGATCGCACCAGATTTCAAGTCCTGCCTCTTTTGCATCAAGACAGAATGAAACATCTTCTCCACACATATCCTGAACTGCACCAGATTCAAAAACTTGCATCTTCGGAGCAAACCAAGGATATTCAAGATTCTCAAAAACACCTTTCTTAATGAGAACCCAACCAAAACCAGTATAGTCAACTGTGAATGGCTTTCTACGCTTGGAAATTGAATCCACGGTTTCATGATTCATCACACCACCGTTCTTACGGAAATCATCTTCCTCTAACCAGTGTGCGACAGATGTTGTGATGCCATCTTCGGTTGCATACCAACCAGCGACGATTTCACGCTCATCTCCTTCAGCAGGAAGAGCTACATCACAGAGTTGCCAGAATTTTTGAGTATCAAAAACAATGTCACTATCAATCCAGAGTTGATAATCATAATTCAGTTTGCCATCCCAAGGAATTTGCTTGGGACCACGAAGTACATTTGCACCAAGAACCTTACAACGTGCAAAGTTTACCATCGATGAGTAATCCTGAGAAATCTGAATACTCATTCCATTCTGAACGAGATCAAAACAGAGTTGTACGAATGCCTTCAGAAAAATAAAAGAGCATCCACGCCCTGGAAGACAAAAGACAATTGACTTGCCCTTCATCCGTTCTTTAATTGCATCAATATCCCATTCTTGTTCTTTGGGTTTTGGTGCTGTTGCTTTTACTGTAAATCCTTTTGCCATAAGTTAAATTAACCTTCAGATCAATTTTATCGTCCTATTTAGTATTTGTCAATATGATGCATTTTGCACTATGAGTTTATTCACAGTTACTTCTTCGTATTGCAAATCTTCATCTGAAAAATTATTATCAAGTAACTCAATCATTTTGTGTAACATATCCCATGTCTCAGAGAATTTTTCCTCTGAAAGGCTGTGATAAATGCACTCGCCCTTTGCGTATATGTGATATAATTTTTCAGTATTTTCCATAAAATTTTTCCGGGAATTTTTTATTTTGTCAATGCATTATATATCATCACTATAAGAATTCCAAGGGGCACTCCAATAAATCGGAAAATTTTATCAGGATATCGGATTATCCATCCCGCAAAGATTACCTTCCAGAAATTCCAATAGGGGGGTTTTCGTCTCATCATATACTTCCGGGAATTTTTTATGAGATTGATATAGCTTGGTCGATTTGTCACCTCTGTAGGTTAGGAAGGACCCAAAATCTTATATATCGGGACAACGCCGCGCCGCGCTATAACAAATCGGCATCAAATCACTGCCGAACCACTATCATCACCTAAGCATAACATAGAGGGGCACAGAGTGTCAAACCCCGTGCCCCTGTGTTATCAGAACTCGATAGGATTCAGAGTCGGTTCGTTATCAGCAACCTCAGAAACATTATCAGAGGTCAGTGCATCCAGAATCGAAAGAATCTCATCGCCAGTGTTACCTTGTGCCAGCATCGAGAGCATCACAGACTTAGACATAATGAAGAAGAAAAGTGTAAGAAACAGTGTGTGTTGTGAGTGTCTTTATAGGGCGCATCTCATTCCCTTTTGTGTTACTTAGAAGTCGAACACATCGCTATTGATTTGGATCGCATTTACAGCAGGATCATCAAACCGAACACCATCAGGAGTTTGTGTCATAAATTCGCTGATATATTCAACGAAATCCTGATACGAACCGCACTCCATGGCGATGTTATATAGACCCTCATCATTGTTGATCCAGAGTGCAACGTTCCAGGTCTCATAATTCTCCCAACCGTTATAGGAAATGTCGAGAGCATTGCTTTGGAAAGTGGTAGTCATTTGGGGAAAAGTGTAAGGGGGTTTGTGTTAATGAGAATGGAGAGAATCAATCCCACTCGCTTAACCACATCCCGTTACAGAACGATTCAACCGAACACTTAAGATTGCGGTCAGTGAGAATAACTTGCTGGAACAGAGATGCATTCAACCAAGTGGGAAACTCTCCAGCGACTTGTATACCATCAGCGGTAGGGATTACAACTCGGAAAGTGTTAGACATTTGGTGAAGAATTGAAGTGGGTTGGTCTTATACTACTGGGACACTTTGCACGTCCCCCCTTTTAGTAACTCAGTCGCGGGGTGATGTACTCCAAGGCGCATAAATGCCTTCGATTTCACCAAACAAACCCGCAAGATACTTGGGGTCATTCTGAAACGATTTGGTGATAATCTTACCGTCTTCGATGAAGTTGTAGACGGTGTAATCCTTACGGGTTTCTGTCATCACCTGGTACACTTTACCAGTGTGGGGAGAAGTGTAGGACGTGTCGGTTGCGCTCATACTACTGGGACACTTTCAACGTCCCCCCTTTCATTCAACAACCTGCAGACGTTCTATAAACTCCTCCAGATAGTCTGTCGGATCGTGACCTAACTCTGCGATACGATTTAACTCATTTAAGATCGCACTCATTTGCTTCACATAAGGTACGCGCATTCTCTCTGTCGTACCCAGAAAAGTGTAATTCTTCGGTCTCATAGTTTTGTCCCAAAATACCCCATAATATGTATAAGTTTTGGGACAAAACTAAAAGTGCGTTTCTACCACTTAGAAGGGCAATCGAGATCCTCAACGTATGCTTCCACACGCTCAGATGGTTCGAGTTTGAATAGCTTCTCCCAATCAATTTGATGAGGATCGAAATCACTCAGTACGTTCATTTCCAGAGTGATCCTATAACGCTGCTTCTGTGCCTGATGATACGCAACTGACATAAGTACGCTCCTTTGAGTTATGGAATCATTCTATAATACTCTGAGGTAGGTGTCAAGTACCTGGAGAGTATTTAGGGGCGCTCCGGGGGATTCTGCGCGGGGATTGTGGGGATTTTGTGACGTTGGGGGTCTAGACATTTTGGAGGAGTGCTGATATAATGCACGCAAAGATAACGACCCCCAGAGACATTTAAATGACTATAAGTTACAAGGTCTGAGAGCATTTAAATGACTATAAGTTACAAGGTCCAGACACACAAATGACAAGAGAGATTGATCGAACGTTTATATTTAAATTAACATTTTTAATTGATTTAATTATAATTTAACCACAATACATTTGATTTCTAAACATAAAAAAAGAGAGGGATTACCAGTCCCTCTCTATACACCCAACCACCTAACTTATTGGAAATTATCTATACTCTACGGAAGTCACTTTCTTTACTTACTAGAGGCAAACTCCCTTCCTCTTTATCTTGAATTAGTTAAAAAAGTGTGCTAAATCTGCGAGTTCTGATGCAATCTCTTCTACATTATCTTCAGTGAGTTTGTTGATGAGTTGTTGCACGTCTTCATCAGGTACATAGAACAAATCACCATTGATTTCACTTGCTAACTCTTCAGCACGGGAGAGACATTTGAGAATCAGGGACATAGGCATCATCTAGAATTGATTGAAGTTTGTTAATGTACCGTTCTGCTTTTTGTTTGATCTTGTCTCTATCGTGTGGATTATCAACCAGGAATTGTGTAAACTCAAAATCGAAAATCACATCACTACAAAGAAAACGAAGTTGAAGGATTTGAGATTCAGTCATCATTTCAAGTGAGGAAAGATTTGAATTTGGAGGTTTAGTTGTTGAAGCAACTCACGAGCAAATATGATTTCACCATACTCAAATCCTGCATCAAAAGCATCATCATAACTACCACTTTCTGAAGGTGAGTAATCATCACCATACGCTTCATAACAATGCTTACTATGTGCGGTTTCTTTAAGTTTTAGAAGAAGGAATTGGAGTTTTTGAGTGTCAGTCATTTGTGGAGATGTGGTATAATAAATACTACAAAGTTAGGTATTTAATGATGAAAGAGCATCCTCTTTACAATAACATTTTAGTGTCGAAAGATGGGAGCATTTATAGTACAGGAAAGAACTACAAATCACCTCGCAAACTAAAAGAAAGTGTGGATGAAAGAGGTTATGCAAGAGTGAGAATACAAGTCGGGTTGTATAATCAAAAGTTGAGAGCAGTTCATAGATTAGTAGCAGAAACTTACTTACCTAATCCACATAATCTATCAGATGTTCACCATAGAGATGATAACCCAACAAACAACAGTTTAGATAATTTAGAGTGGGTAACTCATAAACAAAACTGTGAACTTTCAAGAGACAACATTGGTAGAAACAAAGCGGCAGAATGGAAGATTTTACACATAGAAACCAATGAAACTTTTGTGATAAAAAACCTTGCTAAATGGTGCGAAGAAAATAACTTGAATAGGTCAAATCTTCATAAGACATTAACAAAGGTAAATCATCACAAAGGTTACAAGATTTTAGAAAAACTTAGTTGAGTTTCATTCCATTGTTGAAAGGAACTGGACCTCCTTCACAGTTAAGAAACCACTCACCTTTCTTCTGAAAGACATATTCAACTCCTGTACCGTGGGAAGAAAGAATAGCGTTAATTCTGCTTTTAGTTGTTGCAGTTTGATGTCCGCCATCGAACAGTTCCAGCCAAGTATCACCTACCATCGCAATCAGATTGCTATACAGATAGACGAAACTTACACCTTCAATGTTGATGACTTGAGTGTTGTCCTTTTTCCAATCAATCTCTTGGGAGATTGCGCGGTTCATTTGTGCTTCGATCTTACGCATTTTGTGGTTGGGGATTGTGATCTATACTACTGGGACACTTTGGGCGTCCCCCCTTTGATTCAGTTACGAAATGCACCCAGAGAGTTAAACTTCGACCAGATGTTTTTCTCTGCGATACGCTTACCGTCAACTTGGAAAGTATAACGGAGTTGTCCTTTTACAGTCTTGGAAACTTTACAGGTGAGGCAAATCTCACCGTCACGATTACCATTCCAATCATACTTTGCGAAGTAGTGATGGCAAACTCCATCGAGGCAATAGTCAACAACACCATTGCGTTGTTGATAGTTTTCCAGAGCAAGTTGCTCCGTGAGTTTGATGGAATCGAAGAGGTCGTTGGTTGTCATACTACTAGGACACTTTGCACGTCCCCCCTTTCATTCAACTTCTACCCACTCTCCTTCTACAGTACAAAACTCCAGCAAATAATAGTCGATTGATACACCTTCGATTGCAGCATCTTGGAGAGTTTGCTGATACTGTTCTTGTGAGAGAATGAAGAAATCAGTTTCAATCATTGTTGTGGTTGGATAATATCAGCGACGGTGTGTAATGTGTTGGAGGTGATGTTGCGAACTCCTGGTGAGAGTAGAAACGCAACGGTGAAAATCAGAAGAATTGTTTTCACTTTGCACGGTGGTTTGAGTGTTAAACTTCTGCGGCTCATTTGCAGAAATTAGGATCAATGTTGCAGAATTGTTCTGCGCGTTGTTCTTGTTGTTGGTTCACAGTTGCGATAGCATTTGCACCAAACTGAATACCAAAGAAAAGTGTAGTAAACAGAAGAACAATTTTCATAAATCAGTCAACGACAGAGTAACAAGCAACAGAGGAAGGAATACCAGAGAGTGCTAACGAACCATTGCGATCATCAGCATAATCTTGAGCGTCTTCTTCAGAGTAGAAAGGTCCAATATACTCGGGAGAATCGAGAGCATTGGAATCGAAACGGACGGTGAAAGTGTTAGTCATACTACTAGGACACTTTGGGCGTCCCCCCTTTCTATCAGTTAAACTTTGCGTTCACTCCAACTACCTTACAAGTTGGGTTGCGAGCGAGTGCAGTTTCACGCGCATCTTTGGGTGTGCTAGCATACACTTCCTCAGTGAAGACTTTGCCGCCTTGATAGAGTTTAACTTCGTATTTCATACAGAAGGAATAACAGAGATTTCTTTAATGTTGAGACCGCAGAGTTGATTATAGACGCGATTTAGGATAAGTTTGTCTGCGGTCTTTGCGTTGGATTTCTCATACCAAATAGTACAACATCCATCTTTAGTTTCAACCATCACGCGATAGTTTTTCATTTCAGTTCATTCACCATCAAGAGTTCCTCTATCGTATCCAATTTCTTCACCAACATCATAACCGTCACTATAACCTTCTTCGTAAAGTGCTCGGGCAAACTTCAAGAGGTTTTCTGGATTGTTTTCATCAATAGGATGAATTGCAAGAAAATGAGAAGCAAGTTTTAGAAGTTCTTCGTCTTTCATAATCAATCAGGCAGGAAGAACACAGAAAGTACCACACCAACCGCGAACCCATTCTAGAGTTTCACGGTAAGATGTGCGAGGGTTAGACATTTCCATCGTCTTACCATTGCGGGGATTGTGTGCTACAGCGACGAAAGAATAACCTTTGTTCTCATCACCAGACTGTTCGATCCACATTTGGTTGACTTTACCTTCCTTCCAATTTGTATGGTAGGAGTAGATTTCAGAAACGATCATCGGTTGAGTGTGTGCTTATACTACTAGGACACTTTGCGCGTCCCCCCTTTGCATCACTCTACCAAGTGCCTCTCTGAATGTGGATCTTGCGGATCTCAGCATAAATGAACCGACGCAGTTTATCATCTGTGCTACTATCGAACGCAACATAAAGACGATTGAGATATTCATCTTGTGTGGTGCATTTGATACTCTCTTTAGAGCTCATTCCGATGTCGTTGAGTGTAGAACCTGCCTTAACACGATTTTTTCCGAAGTTCCCAGAAACCCTACCTTGTGTGCGAAGTTTAGGTTTAATCTTGGAGAGATTTGAGTAAGTCATTCTTCCTCAGTCACAGCATCAAAAAAGAACTCATAAGTTGCAGAACCATTTACACTTGGTTTTGCACTCTTGAACCATTCAACAGGACATTCTTTCAACCATTCATTAAAATCTATGTGCTGACTTGTGAGATTTGGTACAGTCATCGTGCTTCAATACTGATGATTTCAATAAACATTTGAGCGAGTTCGATTTGCAACTCATCATCTGTGATTGGGACATTAGCATCAACAAACTCCATAGAAAGTTCCATCAAAAGAGTTGTGATACGCTCGTCTTCATACACATAGTTTGCAAAGTCACGTTTGAAACCATCACGCAGAAGTTGCAACGATTTTGTGATGCTTTGGTCTTTGGTGGTTTCAGTCATTTGGGTTGCAATCATAATTGTTGATGATGTTACGGGCAAACTTCATAAAATCATATGAGGTCATAGTTTCAGTTTCACCGTGATCGAAACAATAACCATCCAGCATATCTGTTTGGTTGTAAGTATTCACAATCAACAAACAAGCATCATAAAGTGCTGCCTGATGTTCTTCCTCAGAGTGAAACTGAAGTGCGTTGTAGGTAGGAATAGTCATAATCAGCGAGCGTACAGATAAGAACCAGACCAATCAGCGTTCTCAAAACACTTCTCACGGGAAGGAATAGAGAGCAGATTGTAACGCTCACCCTTCGCAGGTGCCTTTACACTTGCAGGTTTCAATACTGAACCAGTTTTCTTATCAATAAAGGCGTGGATGCTATCACGACGGTCTCCAATATACATCCAGATTTTATGATACTTGCGACCAGAACTATCCAGTTCATAGAAGTAACCATCGGGTGCATCTTGCTGGAGAGCATCACACAGCATCATACCATACTTAACGATGTTAAGGTAGATTGTGTTGCTTGCATCTTTCTGTGCAGCGTATTCAGCGAGAGTGATAGTCATTTTAGTTTCAGAGATTGTTCCAGAGAGCATTAACAACTACGTCAGCAGCACCTGCTACATTATCACGCACAATCAGTCGCAGAGTTTCTGCACCTTGCGGATGTTTGTGCATTTCGCGGATATTATCTGCAGTGCGAGGATCATTAGCAGCATCCACAATCATTTCAGCGATTTGGTTAATCATTTTATCGTTGGTCCTCATACTACTAGGACACTTTGAGCGTCCCCCCTTACCAACTCTTTGCAAGATTGAAGTTAGCACGGGAGAAACATTCACGATTTACCAACTTAAACATTCCAAACTCATTCGTCATAACGTATCCTTCAGCATCAATACGATTGTATCCGATATAAGCAGCAGGACCATCATTGCGGCAGAGGAACAAGCAATCATCTTTGATAGACTTCACCAGCGACCACAAACGGATGAGGTTAGGGTCACAATCAAAGTCATTCACATTATCTACAGTAATCTGCTCTCCTGCACGAATAAAATCATTCAATTTCTTGGTAATCTTTGCTGCTTCCTTGTTAGAAACAAACTCACACATCGTAGACATTTGGCGGGCAAACGCACAAACTTCTTTTACATCAGCGAACGATTCTTGCTGATGAACGATGTAAGCATCAGGTTTCACAAACTTGCAGTAATGTGTATCGGTGATGATGAACTTCATCGGATACGCTACTGCATCACGCAAATCATTCTCTGCGATGTAGACAGTATGAGGAGCAAGAATAATCTCCTCATTCACCACATCAGGAAACTTGTAGGTGATAGTATTTGGTTTGTACTCATCACTACCACCAAACCCGATAAAGTCTGCTTGAATGATAGCATTTACACGCGGCAGATAGTCAAAGCAAGCGTGAAGAATGTTTGCTACATTACCTTCGTGATTTGCATCAATATCTTGATGCGATTCGTTGATTTTGATTTTAACTTTATTGAAGACACTTTTGGTCCCCACGAAGAAGTTACCAGTCGCAGGATTGATACCAAAAACTACTGCAGGAGCGCCATCAATCTTTACAGACAGATCGCCAGCAGTTACAAACCAATCCAGCACAGACAGATCGCCCGTGAGAATAGAATCTTCAGGATGTTGCAGGTGAGTGTTCTTCATACTACTAGGACACTTTGGGCGTCCCCCCTTTCATAAAACAAAAAAAGGGAACTCATTGAGTTCCCATGTACCACTTCAATTAGTGGCGTATTTGGAGCGGATTTGCTGATATTGATCGAGAACATAATCCATTGCGTTCTTCACATAAGGAAAAACAGTTTGAGTAACTTTACTCACATCTTCACGAAGTTTGTTGACTTCATACTGATGGATTTGCCAGCGAACTTTAATGTCTTGCAGATATTGCTGGCGAGTGATGAGAACCTCAGGAACTTTCACTTCGTTAGCAACAACTTCAACATTTGCAGTTTGCTTGCGAGCGCGAGGCATAGATTGGATGCGTCTTACACTACTAGGACACTTTGGGAGTCCCCCCTTTAGTTCAACGCAGACAATAAAGGATTTTGATATTGCTTGAGAGAATCTGGAAGGTGCTTCCAAATAGTTTTCTGTATGATGTCGAATCGAAGATTAAATGCACCATTTGTAGACGCAAATGCTACATCAGACCAGTTAATTGATTGCATCACATTATCAATCACATCTTTGTCTGCAAGTGCTACAATTCCATAACCTCTACGATGTGGTAGATTCTCAAAGTCATCATAGACTTTTACACTCTCTTCACCGAAACACGTTGATGGCAAATAATAGTCACAAGAGTACAGATGTTGTTTGTTTCGTGTGCTTCCTGGTGTGCCACCATCAGAGAGAGAATAGAGTTTGATGATGTTAGTCAGATCAACAACTTCCTCCTCGATTTTGTAGTCCTTCGCCCAGATCTGAAAGACTACATTTACGGTCACAGTTTTGCCATCAGGATAGTGAAATGAAGAATCCACAACTTCAGTGTGAATCAGATTCATACCTTTCACTCTTGATTTACAACTACCTTTGCCGTTGCTATCAAACAACTGCGGTAGAATGAAGCATACGAAATCAGAGAACTGTGCGGCATGATTGATGAACTTAAGGGCTAAATGTCCTCTGAGTCCAAATGGTGGATTGCCGATACAAATGTTCTTTTGAGTATCAGGTTTCCACCTTAAAAAGTCTTGTTTCTCTACACCATCACATTGAGGTTCGATGTCAACACCAACACGCTGATAGATGGGTAGAATGTTATAGAAACTACCATCACCTGCTGATGGTTCAATAAAGGTGTATTCACGCAAATCTACACCAAGATCACCTAGAATCTTGAGAGTTTGATTGTAACAATACTCAGCAGTATTTGGATCAGTAAAGAACTGATCCTTTTGCTTTTCAGTAAAGTTAGAGTAAAGAACTGGCACATCTGCTAACCTACACAAATCAAAATAGTATTGTGGAGGAACTTCTTTCTTCTCAATCCAACGGTTCACTGTACCTTTATGCAGGTACAGTTCTTGACACACAGTATCAATACCAAACTTTTGATAGATCGGAAGAAAGAAGTCGTAGATGTTTTTCATCAACCAAAGTGCTTAACAAGGTGAGAGACAACCCCAGCATCGTCAGGGTTATTTACGTCATAACAGAAAGTATAACCTGCTTTGATAGCATTTGCAACAGTAACACGGGAGAAATCAAACTTCCACTTATCCTCTTGAGATTCACGGAGAGTTGCTTTCTTTCCAAGAATAGGATCTTTCTCATTCTGAAAGAGTTTCTCCATGTTAGCAGGAGTCAGGACAGTAATGTAGATCTTATCATAGTCTACATCAACAAACGTCAATTTGTCCCAGACAGATTTAGCATAGATGTTCTCATGTTGCCAGTTGGCACTCTTAGCACACGAAAATGCAGTCTTTACTTCATTCTTGAGTTTCTTAATCAGATTGACGAGGATGTCATAAGTGCCACCATCTTCAGGGCGGGTGTTACAATCACCATCCCACTTAGATTCAATCTTAGCAACCTCAGTAATGATACGGAAGAGGAACTTTTCACCCCAACGACCACGCTCATCATTAGTGATAAGAGTCAGAGGTTCAAATGGAGAACCTTTCCATTCTTGATTGCTATTTTCAACTGCTTCCTCAATAGTTTCATTGAGAATAGAAAGAACTGTCATGATTTGTGTTGATACACTATTGGAACATTTTAGGCGTCCCCCCTTTGTTACAATGGGAGTTGTGCTACACTTTTACCCTTCTTGTGATCTGTGATGTACTTTCGTGCTGATGCCTCAGTCTTACAAAGTTTCTCAAGTTGTTGACCCTTGTGTATAATGAGATACTGTTTTCCATAAGGAATCGCAGCGTACTCATCTTTATACATTGTGAATCCTTCCATTTGTTATACTTTCCAAAAAATCGTTGATTTGGTTGCAGCAGACCTATCATAGCACGTCTGCAGTAGAAATGCAAAAAAATCAGGGTTTGCACCCTGATGGAGACTGGGTTCTCAGTGAGACTCACCTGCGAACCACACTGATGGCAGGTTCCCCCTTCTGAAAAATAGTATCAACAACAGACTGAACTGCGCGAGCAGTGCTGATACCAACCTTAGAGTACACAGGCACACAAACCAGACCAAACGATTTGCTATACTGAGTGAGGTTGCCAGGTTCAATACGTCCATCGCGCATACCTTTCGCATCATCGTGATGCAGACGGATGCAACGTCCGATGGTCTGACTGATACCAATGAAGTCCATATTACGGAGGAAGAGTACCGCTTCCAGACCGCTGACGTTGATACCCTCAGCGAGGATGCTATGGTGTAGAACAACAAACTTTTTGTCGTTATCCTTACCCCAGGCAGATAGGGTGTCAAAGAATACCTCACGGTTCACTTTGCGACCATCAATCACAGCACCAGTCTTGGCAGTGATATACATCCAAGAGTAACCGCGATTCTCTAGTTCGGAGCAGAAATCAGTTTCAGACACCAGAGCAACGATTTGCTTGGTTGCCTTAGAACAGATCAGGATCTTACCGACGCTGTTCTCATCAATCGTTTCCAGCAGATTCTCAGCGTCCCGATCATAGTTGGTCTGCTTACCAGTTACCATCGGCAGTTGCTTGACGATAACTTTAGGAGGCACAATGTATCCACCTTCAACTAGCTCAGGAGCAGGAACTTTGCAGATCACTTGACCGTAGACTGCAGAATCATTCATTCCTGGTTTACCCACAGCAAGCGAATGTTTGGGGGTAGCAGTGAAGAAGTACGCACGTTTTGCGTTAGCAGAGAAGTGCTCTGTAGCAGGGAAAAAGTGACGCTGAACGCTGTTATGTGCTTCGTCAAAGTAGATCGTATCCACATCAATCTCTGCGACTTGAAGACGCGACAGAGAGTTGTAGGTGGTTACAATCAGGCGATGATTGTCGGCATTAGCATTAACCCAGTTGTAAATCTCACGCGGACGAGTAGAAGATTCGTGATGCGTCTCACCACTATGAACGTGGAAGACTTTAGCGTTAGTGATAAACTCCAGAAACTCAGCAGACAGTTGCTCTGCAAGCAGAATACGCGGAGCGACTACAACAATGGTCTGAGGAGTTTCAGACTGGAACTCACGCAGAGCATCATAGATCATCTTGAGAGTCTTTCCACCACCAGTAGGAACAATGATCTGACCTTTGTTATGCTGTTGCATAGCAGCAACACCACGTTCCTGATGAGGGCGAAGTTGAATGTTCATAAGTTGCATTATCTAATACTAGGACAGTTTAGGCGTCCCCCCTTTCAATCACCCGACATTCCCATTATGATGAGAATACCAAGGACAAGGGAAACAGGAATAGCAATATACCAGTAAGTTACGAATAAGTAAAGAATAAATCCAATTCCTGCTAACCATACAAGTCCTTCAGTATCTCCAGAACTGAATGAAGAACCTCCACCATTGGAGCGAACTTCTCTCAAATTTGTAATCTGCTGAACATCACCGTGCTTAGCATAAATCTGCTGTTTTGCTCCACTAATAGTTGCTGCTTCAACTTCAGTCGTAATCCTACCGACTTGTGAGTTAACAAATACTTCTGCTCTCCAAGTAGCCATAATAAAGTTTCAAGTAAGTGTTGATTATTTAGAAGTGTATTTGTGCTTGAGTTCTTTCTCTGATTTCTTACCAGTTGATTGTAGAACAAGATCTCTCAGTTTTCTTTCACCTTTCTTGTAAAGTGCTTTTCTTTCTTGTGTAGAAAGTCCTGATGCTTTTTGTGGTTTGTAATCAGGATGTGCTTGTGCTTCTGGTTTCTTAGTTGAAAGAAGTTTAGATGCAGTTTTTGCTACATCTTTTGCCTTTGGTTTTGCTGCTGGTGCTTCTCCACCACCTTTCTTTGCTGCTGCTCTTGCTTTTGCTGCTGCTCTACGTTCTGCCTTTACCTTTTCAGCATAAGATTGCTTTACTTCAGCACTTCCACGCTCTTTTTCTGGTTGTTGAACTCTTGTGGATGCTTGTCTTTGAGATCCAATATCTTTGCGTGGTTTGTAATCAACGGGTTCCATCTTACCACCGCCGACTGCTTTCATACGACGCCTTTCAGGAGCAGATTTCTTACGTTCTGCACCAATTCTTCCACCTTCTCCAGTTTTACGGATTTGAGAAGAACTCATTACACTAGCATCATAAGATGCTTCAGCAATCAAAACAAATTCCTGAAAGGTTCTCATTGGTATCTAAACAGTCTTTTTTATTATTTAGTTATCTGCAGCATCACGAAGTTTATCTTGAGCGGACTTGCTAATCTTACACACCAAGTCATTATCATAGAAATACTTTACACGTTCACGACGGGCAGCAAGTAGAATATCATATTCTTCCTGTTGTTGTTTGGTGAAGGTAAAATCTTGCTTGCGCCAGATCTCTTTCAGTTCGTTCAGATGAGGCAGCACGTTCACAGTTTCGGTCATAATCAGAAGTCGTAGGTAGCGTTAATGTATTCAGCGAAGGATTTATCATCAAACTCTTCGTCGATAAAGATGTCGTCTTCTTCGACAAAGTTGAAGTAACCTTCCTCTTCGATTTGATAGTTGTCGTTGAAAGGATCCATCTTAATGGGTGCTTACATTATTAGAACACTTTGGGCGTCCCCCTTTCTTATCAACGAGACATAATTGCTTTTAATCTTGCATTTTTTGCTGATTGTTGTGCTCCTGCTTCTCTTGCAAGTTCTCCGTGAACGTGTTTTCTATGTTGAATACCACCTTTTGCTTGTTCTCTTGCTTTTGCAACATTAAAAGATGTTGGCGTCATATGAGGATCTTGTTCTTGCAATTTTTCAACAAACTCTCTAAAAGTTAGCATTTGTCTAGTATGTTTTTATGTATTTAGAATGATACACTTCACTGGTTTAGGTTCTGCAGGTACAATATGAGTTCTTACAGCATTAAAGATAATAAATGCGTTTGTAATAAAAATAGAAAGAAACATCAAAAGACGGATAAGAGCAATCCTATCCGCCTCATTATCATTTTTACCTGCTTTTTCACCTAAAGACTTTGCAATCAGTCTCCAGATAGTTTTCTTTTGTTTCATTTAGTTGATGCTTTCTGTATTGCAATTTGTTTATAATATTCTCTGAAGACTAACAATCGTGGAGCATTGCGACTAGGATGTGCGGGAAGTTGTATAACAACATAATGGTCGCATACAAAATCAATCACACCACACATTTCTTTATAGATGACTGCAGTACCTTCAGAGAAAATCATACAAATGCGGACATAAGAGGATTAAGGTTAAGAGGCATAGCCGTGTAGTCTCGCGTATCTTTGAAATTCACAACTTTACCAACTGTACTACTATTTACAGGACTATAGAACTCACACTTTTTGTAGTTGTAAAATCCCCAGATGGTCCTGGTAGGTTTCCCCATATTGTAATCAAACTTGCGGTTGCAGCACAACCAAATAGAAAAGATACCACGTTTGAACTCTTCAACTTCATAACTATAACCTTCTGGTGCTTTGTGTGTAAACTGAGGAATGAGATCAACTGAGAGTTTCATCAACAATCGTAGTATTTGTCGTATGAGAGCAGTTTAATCTGTTCTTGGAGTTTTAGGATCTCCTTCTGCTGTTCTGTAATCTTCTGTTGCAAATCTTCGATGCGGTCTTGGTATTGTTGCTTCAAATCAAATGCAAGACGGTTGATTTCAGGATTACTCATCAGGTCGTAAATGCTTCAAGAATACCAGATTCATATTCATCAACAAGAGCAAACTTCTGGGAGTTCACTACTCGTTCCATAATCCGATCAGTATAACGATCATCAAACTGCTTTTCTACAATAAGAAGTTCAAATGCCTCAGTATCAGATTCAGCAATCAGATTGATAAGACCACCACCTTCAGATGCTGGAAAAGGAACCCAGTAATCAACGATATAAAGATACTTCATTTGTCTTTGTAAATTACTCCTTTAGTTTAATCGTTAGTTTGGTTTAAGTCAATAGCAGGTAGCATTAGCAGCACCAGCACCAAGAACTGCACCTAGAGGAATAGCCCAACTCCAAGCGTCTTTTTTAGATACTGCTGCACCAATACCACCACCAAGCAATCCACCAAGAGTTGTTCTTGCGGGAGAACAATAACCCCTACCATATCCAGGTTGTGCTATCGGAGCAGCAACTGGAGATTGATACACATTTCCACCATTTGGACGATAATACGTTCCAGTTCCACATTGAACGTTATATCGTTGTGTATTCACATTTCCTTGAACGTAGTTCCCATAAGCATCATAATAACCAGGAGCATAGTTCTCCTGATAGTTAGTGCAAACTGAATAAATGTTTGTTTGCTGTGCTTTGACTGGAAGTGATGTAGCAAGTAAAGAGAATGTAATTCCCCAAAGTAATTGTTTCATTAGTCTAAGAGAAACTCCTCTAAAATGTAGTCGCAAGTGACCTCATATTTAGATGCAAGTTCTTCAATATAAGAACAAAAATCTTCAGCAGTCCTATCAATCTGAAGATCTTTGCGGTCTTTGTTATAATCAATCAAAAGTTTTTCCTCCTTTAATTTGTTCTTCTTCTCTAGGTCTCATCACCTTGAAATAATAGGTGAGAAGTGATGAGACCACAGCAATCATAGCACAGTAGATTGCGATTGCAAGTGATAAACTCATCGTATCTGACTGCTAATTGGTTGCTTAATGTTCTCGATTGCTTGACGACGATAGTATTCTTTATACATCACATCATCACGTTGAACTAGAAAGACATTCCACCCAATCACAGCAGAGAAAGCAATCAATCCAGCAGCAAGATACTTTGGTTTCATAATCAAACGTGAAGAGCAGCAGAGGGGATTTCAACGATTTTAGGAGTTTCGTGAAGTTCGTAGCACACCCATTCACCTTTCAAAGTGTAGAGATAAGCATACTCTTCAGCATCACCAACATACTCAATCAGGTTAGCATCAAGGCGAGGAGGGCAATTCTGACCACGATAGGAGTAATAGTTAGGTCCATAAGATCCATCAGCACTCAAATCCCAACGTTCATCAGTCCAAGCACAGGACATATCACCACCATCAATCAGTTCGGCAGCAAGTTCTTTGCTATTGTAGTGCGTCTTCAGGATGCGACCCAACCATTCGGGATAACCATCCCAGTGGTGGTATGCAGAGAGAACAGAACCATCAGCGAGTTCAATACCGATGCGTGAGCGGGTTGCCATTGAATGTTGTGCTTACATTACTAGGGCACTTTAGGCGTCCCCCCTTTCAGTCAACCACCTTTCTCCTTCAAACTACGAACAAGATATTCTGTGAATTGTTCTAGTTTTTCTGTATGAACTTGAGTAATATCGTGATTTATTGCGTTCTTAAGAGCAACCATCTCATCCCATTCAGTTTGTGTGAGTTCACTGGTATTCTTCTTGGAATAAGTCATCATTTTGCTCCCATATATCTTTAAATCCTAACAGTATTTAAGAGAGAAGTGCGATTCCTTAATGATGTCTTTAGAGTGTCGTTACAAAACTTAATCATTATCAAAGAACGAACCAAAGTTACCTTTACTTCCAGGTCTACGATTATCCAACATATCCATAATCTCCTCAAACTTCTTGCATTGTTCCATATCAAGAAGAATCTTGGATAGTTGTTGAATAACCAGAGGTTTTTCATTCACAGATGCAGACTTGATTGCTGCTCTCAGATGACTTTCTGCTTCTAACAGATGTTCTAGTGTTTGCTTACTTAGTGCCATTAACTTTCCTCATTGTAAAGCTACCATCATTATTATCTACCCACTCCACAGTATCACCTTCTTTTAGATTTGCTGCTTCTAACAAATCATCGGGAAAGTTAACATAACACTCCCCAGTCAATCCATCAACTTGAACTGGAAGTTGCCACTTAACTACTTTATCTTCTTCAATCACATCATCATTTTCCCAAAAATCAGTCCAAGATCCCCTACAATATAAAGAATCATCATCAAAGTCACAGAGTACAATGCTATCGTTGCCCTCTTGAATATGACCTACACCATTACCATTCAACAATGCAAGAAGTTCATAACACTTTTCAGTTTCATTCTTGTAAGTGTAGTAGTTCTCACTCACTACATCTTTAATCACATCATAAATCTCCTGCGGTGTTGCTTCACTGCAGGAGATTGCATCGTGCATCCATTCATTCAGTTTTTCAAGTGAATACTTTTTGTAATCAAAGTCCATAATCAATCTTTGGGTTTTGGTTTGTTACACTCATTACAATAGTAGGAGAAACCTCCACGAAAGTACTTTACCACCTGATAGTGGTTTTCGTCAAGAGGTTTCTCCTCACCACACTTATCACACCTCCTCGTCTTTTCTCTGTCGTTTTCGTGCTTTTTTGAGGTCTTTAAGTTCGTCTTTAATGTTCTGATAAGCTGTCTCAGCATCAATCTTTCCTCCAAGTTCTAAAGAACAGATAATATCTACTCTAGTACCAAAATGTGATAGTGCTTTTTCAAAGTTATTCAAATCTTCATACATCAGAGATTCTCCTCTTGCTCTGTGAGGATAACACAATCAGACATTGGATATGCTACACACAGCAGACTAAATCCTTGGTCCATTTGGTCGTCATCAAGGAAAGTTTGCTCTGAGTTATCAACCTCACCCTCAACAACTTTACCAGCACAAGAACTACAAGCACCAGCACGGCACGAATAAGGTAGATCTACACCAGCATCTTGTGCTGCTTCAAGAATATATTGGTCTTCTTCGCACTGAATAACATTTTCAGTACCATCAGCAGAACGGAGAGTAATAGAATAAGCCATAATCGTCAGTTAAAGTTTTCGTAATGTTTTGGAGTATTTAGAACAATATCAATTCGTGCATCTACTGCATTAACAGAGTTTCCTAACTCATAAAGGCAGTTTGTAGTTTCTACATTTTCTTCTTCAAGTTTTATAATACGCTGTTCCAATTCAGAAATCTTTGCATAAAGATCAATCTCTTCTACGATTGGTTTCTTGGATGGTCCAAAGAACCAACGAATAAAGTTTTTCATACTAAACCTATCTCTCTCAAATATCGTTGGTATCTCATAAACGATTGAACCCGAATAGGAACACCTAAACTCTCACAACATCTACAATAAGATAGAAACTCATACCAGGGACTTGTTGGGTCAGTATCACTCATCTTTTGTTTGTTTTAGATCAGGATGCGGAGAATACAATGGACCCTGATAGTTTCCTGCATGAAAGTTCTTAATAACTTCTAGAACCTCAGGAGTTTCATTCCACTCCCAAGTATTACCATTCTTATCAACAAAAGTGCGTAATGTCATAGTTTTCCTCCAACGATGCTATCATATGTTTTTTCTGGCGATTTGTCAAACTCACCTTCTTGTTTTGCTTTCAAATACCAACGTGTTGCTCTCACACATTCTTCTTCTGTGAGAGACGTGATAATACCTTTTCCATCGGGATGATGAGATTGCCAAGTTCCCCAACCTTTTTCCTCAACGTAAAAAGCATCATCAATCAATTGTTTTTCCATAATGACTTAGTTGCCTCTTAAGTTCTATGTTTAATGAGTTTAGATGTGAATATAAAAATGTTTGATACTCGTTACCTTCCAAGAGTTTTGTAAGATTATCAATCTGCTGTAGTGCTAACAACAGTTTCGTTGCTTCGTTCATTTTGATTTAGGTTTGCGAGTGCTTCTAGAAGTTCCAGGGGTATCCAACTTTTTGGTGCTCCGTTTACTTCCACCTGTACTTCTACTACTGGCCTTTCTAGTTCCTTGTTCCACACTGTTCTTGTTTGCTTTACTAGGCTTAGTGGGTTCTCCATCACGATAATCAATCTTAATAGTTCTCTTATCCAGTTTATACCGATTCAGGTATTTTTGCAAGTGCTCGTCACACTCAAACCAGCAAACTGAAATCTCTTTCTTTTCACCAAACTGCAATCGCACAGGAAACTTTTCATAAGGAAACAAAGAGGTATCAATCATTCTTGTGCTCTCCACGACTTACGCATCATAACATACTTTGGGTCTTTTGCTGCTAAATCTCTGTATTCTTTGAAGATTGTTGCTGCTCTTGCTTTTTCGCATACAAGTGCATCTTTGTCCTGGGGTAATACTTTACCATCCTTAGAGTATTTTTTCCCACTACTGTGATTTGCATATCTTCTGGCGCGAGTAAATCCCATCTCAAGGAATTTTCGCGCCAAGTCCATACCAATGAAGTCACTCTTCCGTGAATAATCCAGGAACATTTCGTATATCTTAACAGCAGACTTCCGAGCAGTAGTCTCATCCTTGAACCTCCAATACTTACAGATATCTTCGGTGTACGGTCTTACAAGAAGAACTCCCTGCTCCCCCCTGCCTATTCTATATAGTTTTCTTGTACTAAAATCCGTGAAATCTAAAGTTTTGTAATCAAGTGAGTAATCAAACTCTTTCATCGTCCAGTCACATCCTCATAATCTTGAAGAACACCTTTCTTAAAATGTAGTTTTAATCGGGGCCAATCTTCCCACTTTCCTTTCCAACCTTCAGGATAAACTTCCACATATTTGGTTATAGAATGAACCTGATACTTTCCTCGTTGTCCTGTTGGTATCCACTCAAAGTTTAGAAACTTCCTATCAGCATCATATCGTGGATCGTCTTCGGGGATAATCTCAAAGGTATTTGTACCAGTATAATCAGGACACCACAATACACCTTTGGGGTCCAACCAATAAGTGGTTAGTGTTCCACCAATACCATCTTCAATATCTTTTGTTTGCATCACTACATTTGTGAAGTGTTCTCCCAAATCATAAGAAGAACGGAAATAATCAAACATCCCCATCTTTATTCTCCAAGAGTATGAATGACTGGTTTTTCGTGTGCTAGGATGCGATAAAGGTCACTATTCTGGGCTGCTGATACTGGAATAAACTCTGTGTTAGGATCAAAATCATCATCACGGATTGCCTGGTTAATCACAATAGAACCTTCCTCACCAGAGTATGAACGATGATAGGTCATTTTAGGAATAACAAGAGCACCAGAAGAACGGTTAAGATGAACGATATGATAAGGATAACGCCACTCTGGATTGATGAGTTCAAATGTGCGAATACCAGACAGAACACGATTGTGATCTACCTGATGATAATGAATATAAAACTGTTTTGCTCCTACAATATCATCAGGAGGACTGATAGCAGGACCAGTATGTACCACTAAATCCTGTGCGTTTGAATGTTCTACTGAAATATCATAGAATACAACTGCATCCGTTTCACGGAATACTCTGTGCTTCTTAAACTGAACTTCACTCATTAGTCTTGGAGATTTTGCTGATGTTGTAGTCTATCTATCATATCATAGATATGCGTCTGCGAATACTCAAATGCTTCAAATCGTTGAGGGTTCTTATCTTTCATTTTTGAGAGCATATTAAGATGGTCCCAGTATGTATTGATTACATACCCATAATGCGCTTCATTCATCATCTAACTCCCCATCAAGATTTACATAATCAATCATATCCCCCACAAGGTCATCAAGTTTATCAAACATTTCTTTGGTAAATGGGACTGTTTCTACCTTACCAGTTTCTACATCATCCGCCATCTGCATCAGACTCTCAAGAAACTCTTTTGGGTAAATGTCGTCCTCTAGACTATCCCAAAAATAAAGAGCACACTGCTCCAATGGGTCATCACTTATAAGAAGAGCATATTCTTGATAGTTATCTCCCAGCAAGTCTCCCCAGTTCTTAAAAGCATACCAACAGTTATACCATCCTTGAATAATACAAGAATGCAAGATATACTCAAACCAGGAGAGTTTGGTTTTATTCTTATCAGTTCCTAGAAGGGCTCTGCTGAATATCATTTCGTAAAATAAGAAGTTTACCTAGAATAATGCCGTAATAAGTTTGTGTGAAACTATCACCTTCACACCTTTTGATTTCAAGTTTTGTGAGGTGGATTAGACTTTGGATTTCTTCTTCAGACAGTTTCCAATCTGTAATGTTGTGTTCGGTTACTTTCATATTAGATAATGCGGTTTCTCAGTATCAAAACTCCACCATTTAGCACCTTTCATCTTCAGGCACATCAATAGTGTATCGTGTTCCCCATATTCGCGTGGTGTGCCCTTATACATATGTCTTCGTTGATAGGCACACTTCCAGACATTATAGTATATCTTTGCCTTTTCGGTGATTTCCATAATCATTCATCCCAGTATTCTTTTGGCGTCATACTGTCTCTTCACTATAGTTCACATAAAGATTATCACCACCAATATTCAGGTGATACATCTTGCCGTTGTTGAGATAGATACCCAACCATACAGCACGGCCCTGTTCCATCACCTCATAATGAACCATCTTCACATCTTCCAGTACAATCTCATCTGGGTTTTTAATAAATCGTGGCATTATACTCATTTTGTTCTCCATTCTTTTGTATTCTACACCCATAATGGTTGCAATATCACCTTCTATAAGAACTTTTGATATGTCTATTTCATTCATCTTTCAAACTATCCAATACTTGCAAAATAAAAGCAATAGAGTTCGCATACTCTCTTCCATCCTGTCCTCCCATCACAATATAAGCAATCTCTTTCTCTGCAAGTTCAATCCTCTCATTCCTTGTAAGTTCTTGTAGTGTAGGACGATACCAGTTTCCATTCTCATCTTTCTTGAAACCTGCGTGAAGTTTCTCTCTTTGCTCTGCTAGTTCTCGTTTCTTTTCATCTGTGAGTTTTTCACCGATCATTTCTTCAATCACATCATCATCAGGAATGTAGTTATTGTTCTTCATCATCTTACGAAATTGCTTTCTACCGTACTCGGTCAGTTCTTTTTTAGATTTGCGTAGTGTTTCAATCTCTTCTTGTGAAAGATAGAAGGCATCAGGAATGTGTCCGTATTCTTCAGTCATTAGAAATAGTCCTTCTTCACACATTCTATTTCAAGGTCTTCTACTCGGTCTTGCAAATCCATAATAATCTCAAGGATTTTTAAAGTATCAAGATTTCCATTCTCATCAGTAATAACTGAAAGATACGATTGATTTATAATCTCCCGTTGTTCTTTAAATGGTTTGAGATAAAACTCTTTTCTTTGTTTTGAAGAATATGTGTCCCAATCTGATGGATTATGTCTCATCGTAGTTTATCCCGTAGCATTCTAACACACTTATTCCATCCATCAGAATTCGTATCGTGTTCTTTAGGCAACCAGTCCTCCACCAAATCTACAATATCATTACAAGTATCAAAATCATAACCAAGTTCATCATACAATCTATTGTAAAGTGTCTGTGGTTTTGGTTCTGACAATCGTTGGTATTTTACACCACCAATTTCAATAATATCGGGAGGTTGTTGGTTAGTCATTTGTGATTTCCTATAAGGACAAGATAATGGTTCAATACAACTACCATTTTTTGAGTTGTGTTCTACATCTTCTGGTGCGTAACACCATCCAGAATCAAAATACTTACAGGTCATTTCAGTTCTCCATAAGAAAGTTGTTTGATTTCTTCTTTACTCAAAGGTTCTGTGGGATAATATCCAGAAGGATAATCATTCATACCAGCATCAAAGATAAAAACAGGAATGTCTGCTTTTTTACAAAACTCTTTGAACTTTTCTCCATTCAGTTCAAACTTACCAACATACTCAACATTTGGATACCTATCCCAAGATGCTACAAGTCCTTGTGGATAATAACCCCACTCAAACTCATCAAGTAATTTGATAATATCCTCTACAACTTGAATGTGCTCTGGATTGGTGTAGATGCGTCCGTATCCTTTGTAAGTGAAGGCAGTCATTTCAGGTTAAGGAATTCTTTTTCTTCATCAGTCAAGGAAGCAAGGTCTTTCTTGAGTTTTTCAAGTTTTAGTTCCTTTGCCTTTGCCTTTACTGCCTTTTCTTTCTCCAGTTGCTTCATCCGTTTCTCATACTCTTTGTCGGTTTCTTCACGATGCTTGTAAATGTAATATTCAGTGTATTTTTCACCACCATAATCCCATTCATATTCACTTTCAATCCCCTCCCACCCATCATCCAACTCTTTTTGGAGTGAAGCAATAATACTCTCAAGAGGACCATCAAAGTCCCCATAATACTTTTGAGTTTCTTTGACTTGAATTTTTTTAGGTTTGTTAGTCATTTCAGGTTAAGAAGTTCTTTTTCTTCATCAGTCAAACTGGCAATTAGTGCCTGTCGTTTTTGTTCTTTGATTTCTTTTTGCTTTTGTTCTTCCAACTCTCCATCAAGAACATCCATCATAGCATCAAAACAATAATTACCCTTGTTCCAATCACTCTCACCTTTTTGAGTAATAACTACCTTATAAGGTTCAAATTTGCTGTCAAACTCAAACATATTAAAGATTTTGATTACATAATCACCAGCTTTGTCTTCACGAACATTAACACTCAATCCAAGTTTTTCTACTTTGGTGAGCAGTTTGAGAAGTTCAGTTACTTTGATAGTCATTTCAGTTGTTCTCCTGATGATTGAAAACTTTAGCAAACTCTTCTGCTGCCTCAAATGCAAGTTCAGCACCAAACTTGAACACTTCTCGTCGTTCTTGTTCTGTAGCACTTTGCATATTAGAACAAGTTTTCAACCACTCTGTATAAAGAGTTTGTCCCAAATCAACAAATCGTTTTTGAGAGAAGTCAGTCATCAGGTTTCTGTGTGTATGAAAGTATTATAAGGCATCACAGGGCTCTCTGGGTGCCCTTCTGTGCCAGTTCTTCAAGTGGTCTCAATATTCCCCAAATAATCTTCAAGGGTGATGTTATTATCATCCAAGTATTTTTGGAGTTCTTCAATATTTTTCATAATCTCTTTGGTATAGAATTTTGTTTTTCCAGTTTGTCTTGCTAATCTTAAGATGTCTTTTTCTTCAAGTGTCATTTCTCACCCACCCATCTAAAAGAAAGACATTTATCCATAAACCAACGAGTAATAGCATTCGGTTTAGTTGGCATATAATACCTCACAAATCCAGCACCAAATGTATAATATCCTTCGTGGTTATTTCCTTGTTTGATTACATAGGTGGGTGAGACAAATGAAGAAGTAATACCATTTGATACAAGATAAGATCCTTCTAGTGCTCCTACTGTAAGTGTGGGTAGGAAAAATCCATTCTTACGGGCATACTCTAAGTTATCAATAATTCTATTGAACTTTTGATTGTAACGATACTCGGCATTTTCTTTGGATACAGCAAACTTCCTCTTGGTTTTTACCAAAAGTTCATCAAACTTCTCATCCAGTTCTTGTTGGATTTCTTCTAATGACTTGGGTGGTTCTGGAATATCAAGATAAGGTTTGATTACATCAAAATATTCAAAATCTTCTGTGTAATAAAAGGCACCAACAACATAAGGAAGAATACCTTGAGGTGCTTTTTTAAGTTTGTTTGGATTGAGTTTATATCCCCTATATCCTATTGGTTTAGTCATTTTTCATATCTCCAAAATAATGTCACAACCATCTTCTCTTTTATTCAAGGCACAAACAGATTTTATCACATTTGAGAAGGAACCACCATCCCCAGTCCATACCTCATAATCCTCACCATACTCATTAGTATCAGGAAGAATACTCAAGATTTCTTTGAGTTGCCGAATAGTGAGTGTATCAGTTGTGAATGGTTGCTTTCTTATGTCAGTCATTTGGTTCCATCACAATAGATATGAGGATAAGTATCAGGATATTTCACAGGTGGTTTTGAGATTACGGGAGAAACACAAGGAATAGTATTAGGAGGAGTGAGAGGAGTATAAGGAGAACTATAAAGTGGTTGAAATTTACTCAAATACTCTTCTACAATATTACAATCCCAAGCATCCTCATAAAACTGCTTACCATAAGCAATAGCATCTTTCCTTTCTGGAAATGCTGCTACAAATGTTTCTTTATAATAGAGTGAATAAACTTTCATTTCTGGTTCTCTTGAAGTTTCAGGTAATCATACTGTATCTTACATTCTTTTGGTTTTTCCATACAATACACAATACCAACATCTTTTCCTACACTCATACCATTATATCCACCAATATTGAAACCAAGAAAGAATATCACAGTAGCAATCGTTGGAATACCAAGTATAAAAGGAATAATAAGTCCTGGTTCAGTCATTTCACAAAATCTCCAATCACGGGAACAGCACCACAAATCTCATTCACTCTTCCTACTGTTTGTCCTTTAAGTGCTTGACGACACTCCAAGTTCTTATTGTATGTTTGTTGAAAGAGTGCCCGTTGTTGTTGGGCATCATAAGTAATAACACCAGCAGCAACGATCATAATAAAGAATACAGACAAAACTGCCCAATCAATTCCATCAAAGTTTCTCATAGTTTCTCCAGTTCCTCACACAATTCTAACACATCAGCACACATAATCACACCAGGACTTTGTTGGAGTTGGTTGATGACTTCACGAATAGCAGCAGCAATCACTCTTGCTCTGTCTCCTTGTTGTGGTCGTAGTGTAAGTTCCATCGTAGCATCTACGATTTTTTGTGCTCTTTCAGTCATTCTTTCCACCCCTCAAAGTATTCAGTAAAAAAGTTAAAATTCAAACCAACCTTACCAACTTGAAAATCTGCTCCAAATAAAGAAGTAGAAGTGAAAAATGAGAGTAGGATGTGTAATCCACCATTACTATATTCTGCATAAACATCACCATTTACCCAAAGTAATGAACGATTGTTGATGATACCAAACTGCCAAGTATGTGAGGTTTCACCTTCATCCCAAACTTTCTTATCGTATTGAAAGAGTTTCATTCTTCATCCTCACAAGGGAACATTTCGTTGTATGCTTCATCAGTCAGCACAAGATACTCTACATTTTCAGCATCTTTGTGGTCTTCGTAATACACCATACGATAATGGTTGAAGTCGTTGAGGTCTGTGCTGCCGTATTCTACGACACCATCAACAAGGCAGAGGTAGTTCATCGGTTTGGTTGCTTATGAAGTCATTATACAACGAAAAAGGGCACCTGTGGAGATGCCCTGTGCCAGTTCTTCAAGTGGTCTCAAACATTTACTTTTATGTATTGTTTAGCAAACTCATTCATTTCTTTGAGAAACTTTCGTCCTTCATCCGTAAAGAAGTATTCGTTGGAGTTCTCCCAAATACTTCCTCCGTTTGGATAGATTTTGATTTTAGGTTTGTAAGATTTATCAATCATAAGTCTTCGGTTGTTGCGGGTCTTGATACCACACTTTAGTATAGCACAGATGTGGTTCAGTCTTATGGTCCATTTGTGCCATCCAGTGGAAACCATATCCATCAACGGCATCAAGGTAATGAATACCTGTCTTGGGGTCAATCGTTCTGGTGACTGATACAAACTTTATTGTTATCATTTTAGTTCCTCTTCTTGCCGTTCAATCTCAAAGATTTCATTTAGAAATCCCAGAGCAAACTTACCAACAATCCAAGCATCCTTATCCTCAAAGAACCTATCACCCACAGTTCTCATATCATAACCCTCTTTGCCTTTATCAAAGAAGGCAACGACATAACAGTTTTCACCATCATTATCGTTTTTATACCATCGCACAAGTTCATATTTGTTGTTGAATTTACTCCAACGGAACTCAATACCACGAAATCTCATTTTCCAAGTTCTACTGGTGGTTTAATGTCATTGAGTTCATCATACAGCATCTTTGCGAACCCGTAGTGTGGTCTTATGCCAGTTTCAATACTGGTTGATGTGGCAACAGTCCACATAATATCCAGTTCTCTTTTATCAGGTAGTGGTTTCATTTGTCCCAACTATCCCAGGTAATACCAAGCAGTTCAAAAGAAAATCCAAACTTCCAACACCAGAAGAGAATATCAATCAAACGATTGATTCCAAATGCGATTTGAAGATAAGGAGACCCACCATACTCATTCCAAGAAACACTCATTTGAAGAAATGAACGTCTTTTGCCTTTGAGTATGGTGAAGATGTGTTCCACACCAAAATCTTCTTTTTGTCGGTATTCAAGTAGTTTCATTTCTAATCTCTTCGGCAAGTTGGAGAAGGTCTTGTTTATCTAATACAATCAGGTCGTTTTGTGCTGTATAAGACCTTACATAGTCAGCAGCAAGAGAAAGAATAGCAGCAACCAACTTCTCTTCTGTATCTGCACCTTGATGGTTTCGTTGGTCCCATACGAAACTCATAAACTCATTTGCTCTTTCAGTCATTTGCTATTATACTCCTTGATACCTTTATCCAAGTAACCATAATCTCTTGTCTCAGTCACACCTTTTGTTTCTCCGCAGACATCACACTCACCCACCCAAGTAGAAGAAGAACCAACACTATAAACTCCATATTTTTTACCACAATCGTGGCAAACTACATCTGCATTCATAAGAGTTTTAATACTTGGAGTATTTTCCGCAGTCATCGCATCCATTTCCTCATCAGTATATTGAGGATTATCGGGATTTTCACAACGAGAGAGTTTTGCTCTCAGATCTGTGATGGTTTTCGTAAGTTGATAAACTTCATTTTCATACTCTTCAAGTTTTTTGCGATAATCTTCTACAAGAATAACATCATAATCATCTGCGGTCTTACGCATATCTTCGGTGGTTCGCATTTCGTTGAATGCGACATAGGCAGCACCTTTAGCAATACCTGCTTCATTATGTCCCATCGCAGCAGCAAACTTTGAGAAAAGTTGGAAGAGTTGAATAGTATTCATATCTTCCACAGGAGCCTCAAAAGTAATGTGCTCCTCAGGGATCATCTCCTCATCGTAGATACCACGGGTCTGTTCCCAAGTACTATCAAACTTTAATGTAACTTTTGCGGAGTACATAATGCAGGGTTTGCGGTTCAATACACATACTATAAGACCTCCTCAACTCAAAGTCAAGGAGGTGTGGACGGTTTTTTAAGTGTCTTCAGTCTCGTCTCATATTGTCGTCGTTGCGGAAGAAATCAGCAATATCATCAGCACCATCAAATCTATTACGATGTTCTGTAGGGTCTGGATGTCCTAAATCAAGAGCATTTAGAAAACCATCCAGACTATCTTCAGTCATTTCAGGATTTGCTGCTTTTCTTCTTGCTTGTCTTAAAAGTGTAGCAGCAGAACGATTTGCTGCTGCTAACTTTTCTATCCATATCATTTCACTTAACTCTACTGGTTCACCTTTCACAATCTTCTCACAGATTGCTTCTACACGTAGGCGATACTGAGTTGATAGCATATATGTATTACCAGATATAGTGTTATTTAGAACTTATAATCCTCCTCGTAATATGCTGATACTACTTTATCATAGTTTGCTGTCGGGCAGTTTGCAAGACGATGATGAAGATGATTTAGACCAGAGATTTCATACTCTTCAACATAGTTATCTTGTAGCAGACCGATGAGGTTTTTACGCTCATTTGATGTCTTCGGATGACGAAGAGCACAACGGTTCATTCCTTCTGTATTTCTGAAAGTGCGAGACATAGTTTTGTCCTCAATCACATTACTATTTTATCAGTCTTTGTTCTTTTCTGCAAGTTCTTCCATCAGTTCCTTTGCAAGTCTCATAGACCTTCTCCACATAAAGTAACGAATGATGGGATTTGCTGGATTATGAATCACCCACCATTTGACTTTTTCATATTGTACTCTTGCTAGTTGGGTTAGCATATAGAACCCCTTTGCTACTGATTGGTCTGTGATTATCAGATAAGCAATGCAAAAGAATATGATAAGGTATATGTAAGATGAACTCATTTTCTTAGTGTTTTAAGATATTGAAGCACATTCTCACGAACCTGCATCAGTTCGTTATAACACTTTTGATTGTGAGCACAGTTGCGAAGTTCGTGGTCTGGTTTCAATACACTTTCCTCAAACAGAGTCAGTCCTCGATTCCACTTCTCTTCGTAGGTTTCATTTTCCATCTTTTTTTACGATTACAGGACAAAAGGGAATAGTTTTGCGAATCTCTTGGACTATTTCTGTTTTTTGAAGTTCAGTTAATCCTACAACTTTAGTAATACGTTTGATAATACTGAAAGCATCAGAGCATGATATGGTTGTTGCAAGAAACAGAGCAACCATTGTTCTCTCCTATTCTACCACTATTTAATCACCCAACTACTCTCCAACAAACAGTAGCATTTCCTTTACTTGAAGATTCAATATGAGCAAATGCAGCATAGGACAAATCAAGATCAGCGTGACTATAAGGTCCACGGTCATTTACACGGACAATCACTTGCTTACCATTTCTTTGATTCGTCACCCTGATTTTGCTACCCATAGGTAGATACGGATGTGCGGCTGTCCAACGATAAGCATCAAATCGTTCTCCATTTGCAGTAGTTTGTCCGTGGAATCCATCCCCCAATCCGTAAAAAGTTGTAATACCGCAAGTCAGTCCAGCAATCAATCCAATCATTTAGTAATCTCCCAGTGTTCGTTACCTTCCTTGTTAATCCAAAAACAGTACCTACGATTGATTGATACAACAAAAAATTCTGTATCAGTTTCTTGTTCTACTTCCATTGCGTGAAGAGAGTCCATCTGGTTCACAAAGCGATTCTTTGCTTTAGAACTCTTAGGAATTACGTTCACGAATTTCTTTTTGATTTTAGGAGCTTTCATTGAGATCATAATTTTTCAACCTCCACAAAGGTTATTGTATAGAGTTATCAGAGTGATGTCAAGTACTCTTGATAGAGCACTGATTCCATTGAGTGAGCGTCAAGTTCCCACGGTTGGTCTTCATAGTCCAGTTCAGAGCAATCAATACCCTTCCAACAACGAATACCTCTCTTATCCCTCAAGTCACCACGAACGTGTTGAAGAACGTGTTGTAGTTCATGAAGAAGAGTTTTGATGTAATCTTCAGGACTGAGACGATTGTGTATTTCAATCAGGAAACTTCTAGGTCTCCAAGTACAGTCAGTCACAGTACACCAGCCATACACACCTTCTCTTAAGAGACCTCTGTGAAGCACCTCAACCTCAATCTTATGTCTGGGAAGGTATTGAGTGCAGAACCATTCTACAACCCCTTCACAGCGTCTCCTAGAGTACTTAGAACCGCTTGTATATAAGGTCAACATTAGAAGACTACATTAAGGATTGCTTCAGAAACTTTTGTAGCCCAGTGTGCGAACCATACGAATGATCCAACAAAAAGCAGACGGTCTAGATTGGAGAACCTCATTGGTTTTGATCGGTATGTACCTACTATAAAACCTCTCAGAGTGCTCTGAGAGGTTCGGTGGACGGTTTCTAAAGTGTCCTAGGAGTAGAAATATTTGTCTACATTTGTTGTGTCTTTAAAGCACCTAAACTTATTTCGGGTTTCTTCATCAATCAAATCAGGATGTACCCACCAATCTTCAAATGGTGTTTCATCATCTTGAGATACATTTGCAACAACCAACTCATATCCCTTGTATCTTAAATAATTTCTTGATTTATCTTGATAACTTTCAGTCATATCAACATAATAATCGTGTTCGTAAGTAATTACAGCAAACTTATAGTCATCGAATGGGATATCTAAAAGTATCTCAAATGTTGTCTTGGATGGTTCACAGTCAACTTGTAGATAATCAATTACATTACCTTCAAAGTTTTCTGAAAGAAGTCTCTTATAATCAATTGTTGTTGCATCTTGGCATATAATTTTATTCTTTCTCTGTTCTGCAAACATCTTACAAAGATCTTCACGAATTTCAATCGAAACTCCTTTCCAGTCATAATTTGTTTCTAGGAGTGCAGTATTATTTTGGAAGAATGGTTCTTGTGCTCCAATCTCAAGGTAGGTTCCGTTTCTTTTTCCATTTAAAATAGAGAGAACAAACATATCCTGAAGTGCTTGCCCGTTACTTCTATCAATGTTTTCTAGTCCTGGGAACTTAAACTTAAAACTATCAAATCTACTTCTTTCATACTTAACACTTTTCTCGACCCAACATCCCAAATTCATAAGATTACTACCAACAGAATTTCTATGAACTTCATCCATTTCATAGTTATGATTATTTTTAAGTTCCTGGAATAATTTCCTACATTCCTTCGATTTACCCCACCAGTAAGAACTTACTGCTTTCTCATAGATAAGACCATATTTACCTGGATATTCAATATTTGATGTGAGCGGAGTGCAATCAAAATCACAGAGACTTATTCCAAGTGAAGCATATTTGTATGCATCATTCCATTGAGATCTTCTTTCGTGAAATCTAGCAAGAAGATAGTAAGCCTCTGGTCTCTTAGGAAGAAGACACATTGCTTGCTGTAGAAGAGATACCGCAGTTCCATCTCTCGTTCCTTGACGATCATAGCAATGATGACACTTGAGAAGTGCTTCATAAGCAAAATCGTTATCAGATGCTCTCTCGGCACATCTCAAGAAGTATGAAAGTGCTGGAGCAGTGTGTCCTTCTTTTTCATACCACAACCCAAGATTAAAATTATTTTGTGGATTCTCTGGATCTACAGAATATGTATGAAGAAGATTTTCTAGTTCTGTTTTTTCAAACTCTGATTTTTGATCGTCTACAATGATAAAATGTTTTTCCGTTTGAGTAAGTTGCATAAGTTTGTCAATTGTTGCATTTTTTCCATTATTTTTCCACCAATTATAAACATATTCTGAAGAAAAAATGTGATTCGGTTTCTGTTGATTTTCTAATTCAGAATCATTCACATCAGTTGTAGGAATATCTACATTTTCTACAAATAGTGGAAATGTATAAACTTTTCCAATATTTGTGAATAAGATATTTTCTCCTATTGGCATTACATCGGAGTTTTTAAGTTCAAGATGAAATGTATCTCCAATACAATAATTTTCAATTAGTTTTCTGGCATAATCGCGTGTCAGTATATATGCAGTTTCGGACCAATCATCCCATCTTCGCTCTCTAAAACGAACTTCATCAAAATCACCACGAATAGTCATTAACTGTACGCATTCACAATCATCGGGAAGTCTTTCTATAAACTCTTCCCACTTAAAGTTCCAATAATCCACTGTCCTGAGACTTAGATCATCTTCACAGAAAAATGCATAGTCAGATTCTTGACTTTCATACCACTGTTTAATAGCCTTTAAGTGAGAAACAATACAACCCTGTGTTGGTCCCGTGAGTTGATAAACATATTTGCCAGTAATAACATCATTAGATTCTGAAAATCTTTTTGACTTCACTGAATTTGGTACAATTCTATAATTTGCAAATTCCTTTTCTATTTGATTTTGACGATCCACACAGTCTTCAAGAGTCACATAATAGACTGGAGGGAAATTTTCTAGTTTATTCATTTTAATCTCTTCACTTACTTCTGTTGCAATATAATTTTGACTTGTCAATTGCTTGACATACCAATTTGTTTTTGGTTTAATATAATATTCCTTTGGATCGGAAAAAGTTTGTTTATTGGAATTGATGTGATGCTGTGCTATGGCATATTCAAGTTGATGTTTTAATGTATCATCGGAATAATGTTGTGCCAGATTGTTCCTCATATATTCAACTGTTGAATCATCCGAACCTTTAAAGTTCTCATATCGTTTTGAATCTGGATGTGGAATATGAATTAGAGAACAATCAAAGTTTAGTTTTTTATGTTCTAGACCTAGTAGTTCTAATCTTTTTTGCAATTCCTCATCTTCAAATCCATAGAACTCACCCATATTCTCATTATATCCTCCGCATTTTAGAAAAATATCTCTTTTTACATGAAGTAATCCAATTAAAGATTTAAAAAATGGACTATATTGGTCGCAGTATTTGCTTATATCGTCCATAGACATCTTACTATAATCAACCATTGCATTTCCATACTCATCAACATATTCTGGACTTTGATAATTTGATTTTCCAGAAACAAAACTGTTTTGATCTATTGGATATAACTCAAAGAAGTTCCAATATGGATTAATCATATGATCCACATCAACTTTAAGTATTGAATCTCCTGTAGCAATACTTGCAGCAAGATTGAGTGGTTGTGGTTGATTAAAATGTTTTTTGTTTGGTACTGATATTACTTTGATTTTTGAATCTAATTCTGTTAGATGATCTAAAGATTTGTCAGAACTCCAATCAACGATTATAATCTCTTTGATCTCATCGAACATTAACCAAGATTGCAAAGAAATTCTCAGTGCTTCGTATCTGTTTTTACAAGCAGTAATTAAACTTACACTAGACATTTTAACTACAATTCAAATAATTCATTTACCTATGTATATTGCTTTAAGAGTGGTTATAAGCAACTTTATTCCAATGATTTGGAAATAAATCTTTCAAATCAATCATCACTTGAAAATCTGGGTGAAGATTTTCCATAAAAGATTTCCCAAACCAAGGATCAGGAAAACAAACTGTCTGACTATTTGCTAACCAAGCTCCCCACCATCCAAAAGAACTATTACCTATAATATGTTTATCACACATAGTCATCAAGCATAGATCATAAAGATTTGAATTGTTTGATACTAAGTGTTCGTCTTTACAATAATTAACTGGATCGTGAGACTTTGAAATTAAAATATTATCTGCTTCAAATATTTTTTGATCTTTACACCACTCATAATCATCAGAAAATACTATTGCATAATCATAATCACCAACTATTTCAAAACACTTCTGAAAGTATTCTTCATTAGGTATTGGAAATTCGTGCGACCTTCCGATATTATCTCCTCTCCTAACTTGTATTGATAAAACAGTTTTACCTTCAAACTGTTTCATAAACTTAGAACACTTGTCTTGTATATGATCTAGAAACTCAAAGTTCTCTTTCACTAGATCTTTACAATTTTCAAAATATTTTTCACTTTGAAAGTACCCAAGATAATCTGCATTATCTGGTGCATTGTTGAAAATATCTTCATCGAAATGAAATTGCTTTTCTCTTATAAAATTATCCCAATCAGTCCTAATGATATTTTCTTTCTTCAGTGACTTAAGTTTGAATGCTTGAAATAACTGATGCTGCCTCCAAGCATTTTTAAAATCACTTGGAGGTATTGCGATTTCGTATCCATACTTTGAATGAAGTCCCAGCAAAAAAGCATACTGAAACATCTGATTTCCTAGTCTACCAAATTCGCCAAGAGTATTAAATGAAATAGTCATTGTGCTATCTTTAATTTTTTAGTATCAAAAGAATAGTCTTTGTTTAAGTTTATAATATTTGGATAAACAGAATGCCAAAAATTATCTCTTACTAAAGTTGGATTATAATTTAATAAATGAACTATCCAACTAAAAGAACTATTAGACATAATTAATAGGTCTGAATGACACATATGATAAATGTCACTGATTGGATTTTCATTTAGATGTAAACTAATTCTGAAGTCAGTTTCTTGCAACTCAAGAATACTGGAGAACTGATCTATTCTTCCTTGAGAATAGATATGAAGGTTGGTCTTCTCATTGGAACAAACCTCCTTCAAATTTCTAATTAAATTAATATACTTAAAATTATTATCTTTATCATAATACTCCCTACAATCTTGAAAGACAATATCTTCTGGATTTACGGATCTAATATGTAATGCAATATTTAATTCTTGATCCAAAAAGTAGTTCTGATTGAAATTAAAATTATTTTTTAAGTCTATTAGATATTTGTTTTCGTATATTTCATTTATTATTGATTGACCGTATCTCAAAACTTCTTCTGAATCAAGATAAATCAAATAATCTTCAGAACTATTTTTTTGGGTTTCTATAAACGAAATAAATCCTTCATCAATTTTTTTAAAAGGTAACTTATGATCTATTATTCTATTTGTCGATAGATTAAAAAAGTTAGTGAATAAATTGTCCCATTCCTCTTGAGAATACTCAGAGTATGTTGAATGTCCTATATTTCTAAATCCTTGATTATAAAATCCTACACCAAGTTTTTTGCAGATAGCATAAAGAAGTAATTGGGATTGTAATATTGCACCAATTCCTTCTTTTTTACCCGAATTTATTGCACTAGAACTCTTTGAACCATCAGAGTTTGTTTCCAGATATATCATTCAAATATAAAATTATGAACGAAGTCTTGAGAAACTCTGAGTAAATATGCAGCATTATCTTGGAAACCGAAAGTAATCAGATAATCACTGCCATACTCACACATTCCAACAGCAAATTCAATTTCTCCAGTTAGGAATGAAAACTGCTTAGAAACCTTTGCGATATTCCAATTATTATCCCAAACAATAAAACGATGTCTATAAGTACCGTCTTTTCTTCCTTGTTCGCTATTGAATAGATATGTTTCGTGATTTAAACAGAAACGATGATTGGAATTTAGTGGAATAACTTGAGATCCACCACGAAGATCAATACAACCAAGATCTCTCCAATTTGTTACAATGACTTGAGTGGTTTGACCCGTTTCAATATCGTACTTTACGACTTCTGTACCATTCGTCCACTTTACAAAATGGAAAGGCATATCAAGAATCGGCATCCAATTCTTTTCACAATATGAATTATCTCCGTTTGGTGCAGGAATACGATATTGCTTAAGTTCTTTTACTCCATTCTCTGTAATTTCAATCTCGGAGAGTTCCATACGACCAGTACCAATCGTATCTAGATCTCTACGAACCCCACAGATATAAAGTTTCCCATCCCAACGAACAATACGAGCATCCTCTAATCCAACAAATTCCCAGAGCTCCTTATCTGGAAAACTTGAAGTATCAATGCGATTATATCGTTTAATTCTCATATTTTCATCCATTTCGCACATATAATTCCAAGTGCGAAGTCTCCAATCATTTTCTGGATGAATGTAAACTAATGGCCCCCAGTGATGTTCGAACTTCTTCTTTTCGGAATGATATAAGGTATAGTTAATGTTCCTCAGATTTACAAGAATTTTACCATTATCATTGTAAATTGAAGGATTTGTAATTGCAGGACCTTTTAGTTCTGATGAAGGAATAATGAGAGGGTGAATACTGCCACCATTCTCCAAAGCAAGTTTGACGAAATTCATAAAAGCATTATGAGTGTTTCAGGTATTTATTAGATGGAAGTAAGCAGCAAACTCAAATCAGTAACTAAAATATCACCATCATCTGATTTATTACGTACATAAAGTTCCACATAATCATTTTGATTGTGGTCGTGTATGTCCGTCAAATGTAAAGTATAATAAGTTCCATGAACGGAAGATTTAGAAATCGTAGTAGATGTTTGTAAAATCGTTCCTATTCCTGAAGAAGAATTATAATCCAAAATACCAAACTCAACATCAGCATCTATTCCTGGTCTATCTAACGTAAATGTTATAGTTGCCTGAGATAAAAACCTTCTATCAAGTAAAACATCATAAGTTAATCTATTGTCAGTTGGAGTAAACTTTGAATTAGTAGCACCTGTAGTTGTTGTTACACCAGCAATTTTAGTCCAAACATCCGTATTGCCGACACCAATTACCGTCACCTCAGAGTTGTTTTTCATATAAAGTTGTCCTGAGGGATAAGTATTTAAAATGCCACGGTTTCCATCAAAGAAAGTATCTCTACCATTTACATCAGTATGAGTGCTAATTCCAAGTTTTGTTCCAGGACCAGAGAAGTTGCAGGTTTGTATAATAAGACTTTCTGCTTGTGAAAATGTAGCTCCATCCTGAACCGTAATACCAGTATAACCAGATGGAACAATAAAAGAACAAACCGTTGTGCGAATACGACGAGTGCAAATAAAAGTACTTGGGAAATTGAGAATTGACTTCGTACCACCCAATCCAAAATTACCCGTGAATAAGCACTGATTAAATCCAACAGTTCCAGTAGTACCATCAAAGGTCAAATCTTGAGAGTTGAGGAACGCACCATCAAGCATAATAAAATTATTATAACTTGAAATAATTCCAACCTTCGCACAATTTGTAAAGTTTACTCCAAACCAATCCAGTGCGTGAACTGAAGGAATAGATGCAACAAGATTAATAGCATAAGGTGCTTCAAAAGTAATGTTTCTAATCGGAAGAGAATAAACACTACTTAAAAGTGCAACATCAGTAGCAATACCAGTGGATTTAATTCTACAGTTCTCTGATGAACCACCAAGAATTGTTGTATTATCTCCAGCAACTAGACGATTTCCTTCTAAATCTACTGTCGTTGTGAAGAAATAAGTGTAGTTATCTTTGAGATAGATTACTCCATCTACAGGGTCTGGAAGGTCAATTCTATTTCCAACAAAAACAAAGTTAGTAATATCATCAAGGTCTGCAAATGTTCCAGCACCACCACCACCAATCGTAGCCATCTGCTGCTGAATACGATTGATAAACAGTTGATAATGGTCGTTGAGTTGCTTAACAGTTACAAAGTTCTGGTCTAATGGTGTAAGAGGATCACTATTCTTTACATTAGGAGGTTCATTTAATAAACCTTCCGTAAGATTTTTCTTTGGTTGTGGAATGGGAGTATTCTTAAGTTGCTGACGAAGTTCATAAACCTCATCGTGTTGATTGACAACCAAGTTCTGTAGAAACTCAACATTATCAGTAAGTTGCTGAGTTTTTTCTTGTAATCTATCTACTTCTGTTTTTTTCTGCTCTTCTTCATACTCCTCAAAAGTTCTTTTCTTAGTAGAAGAGCTCTTGGAAGTTTTGGGTTTGTTAGAACCAATATGATGTAAAATCTTAGAATATCTATTCATTCTTTTATTGTTTTTGAGTATTTATTCTTCAAAGACACAAGATGTCTCTGTAGTGCTTGAGGTTTGAGATATTACTAATCCCAAAAAGGTAATGGATTTTTCAGTTGCAGTTACAGTTGCTAAATTAATATCAAATGTTCCAGCACCATTATCTCTAAGAGCAATATCAAATGCCATTATACCGCAACTCCATTATCTGAACGACCTACTTTTGTGCTGCTTTCATATGCCTCAGTGTATAAAGTTTCAGTACCATCATACCAAGTGACGGAATAAGAACCATCACCAGTTCTTGATGTTTCCAAAATCTTTTCACCACTTGCTTCTCTATGCACGGAAATAGTGACTAAACCTCCAGAACTACCAGTAATATTTCCAGAAACAGTTTTGGTTATTGTATGATAAGTAACCATCAAATTCAAAAAATAGAAACCAGCACCTGCTGATGTTGCAGAAGCAAGAGAAGTTTTCCATCTTCTAGAAGTTTCTACATCTAATCTATCCTCAGCATAATCATCACCAGGCCATCTTTTGAATATTGACCTTGCCGTAGCATAAACACTATGAAGTCCAGTTTCTGGGTCAGTGCTGTTAGTATCAAGATAAATAGATAACCAGTTAAACCCACCTTCTGCTGTGGTTTTTTCAGTTTGAAGTGATATACCTGCTGGAGATGCTGTTGTATTTGAAAAATATTTCAACTCAGTTCCAATTGAAGTGAGGAAATACTCAGTTTCTGGTATAGAAATTGCCGTAGCAGTTAAAATGTCTTGAGTAGCAGCAGCACCATCAAAAAAGGCACCTAGATTGAAAAATACTGTATGATTAGCAGCACCATATCCTCCTGCTGGTTTTCCTGCAGTATAATTAACTATCCAAAATCCACAAGTACCAAATCCCAAGTCAGCAGTATCAGTTCTGTATATATCCCAATTTATAGTATTTCTTCCTGCTGTTAATGTAAATGCAGCATTATTTTTAATCATAGCAGCATTAGAACCAGCAACTGCTCCAGCAGAAACGTCTGACGTAATCGCACTAAAAGCACCTGTTCCAATTCTTTGGTTTAAACCAGCAATCGCATCAGTTTGTTCCCAGAAAGAATAAAATGCAAGTTGTTTTGTTGTTATGGTAGATGGTTCTTGAATCCAAACGTCTCTAGAAGCACGAGTCCAAGTAGTTGAACTATCCCCCATAGGAGAATCTACTTCCATCGGCAACATTAATGAGACAAAAGTATCGTTTGAAGAAGTTGCATCAAACTCATAAGTTACTGTTAACCATGCCTGCATATGAAACCAAGCATTTGCTAAACTGGACCAAGCAAAAAATCCCATTGTTGATGCAGTATTTAAAACAGCACTAACGTCCCATACATATCTCATAAAGTAATTTGTGTTAGAAACACCTTCAAAAGTTCCTGAAGTAATAGCAGTAGTATTATCAAGTTGCATTGTAATTGTTGAGTCAGTTGTAGCACTAATACCTCTCATACCTTGAAGTGTTATATAAGTACTTCTATAAACTTTACTTGCTTCTGGTAGTTCTGTGGAAAGGTTCGGTATAGTATCATTAGCAGTTCCAGGTTTTGCAGTACCTAAAGCAGCAACACCACAGTTCAAAGGAATACGAATGGTTTTTATTTGTGTGGTAGCAGTATCATCATATTCATAAGTAATGAATATTGTTACATTTACATTTGTATATGCAACGTTAGTAGCAGTTCCGTCCATAAGAACAGATGCTGCAAATGTTTTTGATGTTCCAGTCGTCCAGTTTGCTACGAAATGAGAAGTCATATTTGCAGCATGGAATACATATATGTCCTCACCAGAACCAGTATAAAGGTTTGAGTTCGTATGTGTTCCTGCAGTTGCACCACCAACTGAAAAATCTATTCTTCTTGTAGTGATGTTACCTGTAGCAGTGGCAGTTTGCATAGCAGACACTAATGCAATCACAGATTTAAAAGCACTTCCTGATGGTGCTTCAGGTAAACTTATTGTGATTGAAGTAAGTGCCGTAAGTGTATTATCAACCATAGATGCCAATACAGGCATCGCATATTCTACTGTCTTGAGTCTAGTTGCCATATTACGTCTGTTGTATTACTAAAATTAAAACTGCTTTGGTGATTGTTGATGCGGATTCAACCTCAAAACCAAATACATCATTTGCAGAAACTCCTGTAGTCCAACCAGTAAGAGTTGTACTTGTTGCCCTTTGTGCTGTTGTAAGTGTTGGTTTTGCTGATGCGGTAATCGTATTTGCATTTGTAGGTATTGCTGCATTTGCTTTCCATACATCAAATACTGCTGATCCAGAAATATCAGAAATAATTTTCCATTCCGTAATGGTTCCTGAATAAGGAACTTCAACATATCCTTTAGTTCCTGTTGTTATTGCAGTACCACCGCCATCAATTGAAACTCCAACAGTTCTATTTACTGTTGGTGTATTTCCCAGAATTCCTTGAAGACCTTGAAGACCTTGAGTTCCTTGATTACTTAAACCTTGAAGACCTTGAACTCCTTGAAGACCTTGAGTGCCTTGATTACTTAAACCTTGAAGACCTTGAGTACCTTGTCTTCCTTGAGTACCTTGAAGACCTTGAGTACCTTGATTACTTAAACCTTGAAGACCCTGAGTACCTTGATTACTTAACCCCTGAAGACCTTGAATTCCTTGAGTGCCCTGAAGACCTTGAATTCCTTGAGTGCCCTGAAGACCCTGAGTACCTTGATTACTTAAACCTTGAAGTCCTTGAGTGCCTTGAAGACCTTGGATTCCTTGAATGCCCTGAAGACCTTGAATTCCTTGAGTGCCCTGAAGACCTTGAATTCCTTGAGTGCCCTGAAGACCTTGAATTCCTTGAGTGCCTTGAGTACCTTGATTACTTAAACCTTGAAGTCCTTGAGTGCCTTGAAGACCTTGAATTCCTTGAGTGCCTTGACGACCTTGAGTACCTTGATTGCTGAGACCTTGTAATCCTTGAGTACCTTGTCTACCTTGAGTGCCTTGACTACCCTGAAGACCTTGATAAGTTGTCTCTAGAAATGTAGAAAGATTAGTAGGCATATTAATTACTCAGAGGTTTTACCCTTATTAAGAGTATTTATTTGAATTTGTTGCTCTTTTATTGCCTCAATCAATACACCAATAATACCATTATAATTAACTGTTTTTGGATCCGTATCTGTTACAAGTTCTGGAAGAACTTCAAGAAGTTCTTGAGCAACAACACCGAATGAAGGTTTACTATTTTCTTTCCATTCAAATTTAACTCCTCTTAGATTAGATACAATATCTAATGCATTATTAATTGTTTGAATATTTTGTTTTAAATTAATATCAGATGTAGTATTTAAATCAGTGCAAGTAACTACACCAGATACCAATACATCTCCAACAACATGAAGTTTTGATGTTGGATTTGTGGTTCCTATTCCAATATTACCTGAATTATTAATTAAAAATCTATACTGAATTGCATTATTATCATAAATTGAGAAATGTCCCTGACCTATATTGGAAGAACCTCCACTACTCTGTAGTAACCAAGTATTTCCACCAGTATTAGAATTTTGAAGTCTTATTGCGACTTGATTTGAAGATGAATTATTTAAGTCAAGTAAAGATTGTGGATTTGTAGATCCTATACCAACATCACCACTTACATAAGCACCACCAGCAACTTGAAGTGGTTGCGATGCTGTTCCTGTTGCTGTTGCAGTATTTACAAAAACATTAGCAGCACTTAAGACATTAGTACTTGCATTAAACTGAAATGCTGTTGCAGTACTTCTTGCTTTTGCTGTTTGGTTGGAACCTGTTGCTCCAACCATAACTGGATACAATGTTGTGGTTGAAGTATCATCTGCAGCATTAATGACGTTATTAGGTCCTGCTGGTCCTGTGTATGCAAAGACTTCCCAAGTTGTCCCATCATAAACAAACTCAACTTCAACTCCCTTAATATCCAAAACAAAATCATCAGCAACTCCTTCAATTGTTGAACTGTTTCTTGCAACTGTTAGATTATTTGTGAACCAATCAGCACCATCAGCAAATACAACACTATTTCCTGTTGTTGGAGTTGCTGGAAGTGTAATTGTAAATGCTCCACCTGAAGTATCGGCAATTAATCTATCACCAGCAACTGCAGTATATGTGGTTGTCTTTCTGGACCAAGCACTTACACCACCAGAACCAGCAGCACCTTGAAGACCTTGACTTCCTAAACCTTGTGTTCCTTGTAATCCTTGAGTTCCCTGATTGGAAATACCTTGAGTACCTTGAGTTCCCTGATTGCTGATACCTTGAGTACCTTGAGTGCCTTGGCGACCTTGAACTCCCTGAAGACCTTGAGTACCTTGATTAGAGATACCTTGAGTTCCTTGAGTTCCTTGATTACTGAGACCTTGAGTACCTTGAGTACCTTGATTACTGATACCCTGAGTACCTTGAGTACCTTGATTACTGAGACCTTGAGTTCCTTGAGTTCCTTGATTACTGAGACCTTGAGTACCTTGAGTACCTTGATTACTGATACCCTGAGTACCTTGAGTACCTTGATTACTGAGACCTTGAGTACCTTGATTAGAGATACCTTGAGTTCCTTGAGTACCCTGATTGCTTAAACCTTGAGTACCTTGAGTACCCTGACCTCCACCACCTTGAAGACCCTGAAGACCTTGAGACCCCTGAAGACCTGCAGTTGCTGATATTTGAATGTTACATAAGTCGTCAGTTGCGTGTAAAAGAGTTACTGTATTTGTGCTTGTTTCTGCCCATACCTCAATATAGTCTCCAGTACCATTAAGATACACAGATGCAGATCCAACAGCAATTAAGTTAGCACTGCTAGCACTGTAAGCAGATCCTCCAATATAGTATATGTTAGTTCCATTTTTATTAAGTAAAAGACGTAATACTTGAGCAGCATTGCCACTATACCTAAGAGAAGTTTGTACTATGTAATATCCTGCAGTTGTAGGTGTAAATCTACTACTAGAAAAACAATTATCAGTATCATATCTTTCTACTTCAAAATCAACTCTACTGGGGGTTGTTGTTATCGTTTGAGTTACATTTTTATAAGCAGCAACATTAGGTCCAGGTAATCCTGCTGGTCCAGCTATTCCTTGAGTTCCTTGATTACTCAAACCTTGAGTACCTTGATTTCCCTTTACATTAGAAAGTTCATAGGCATAAATGACTGGGCCAGTATTTTCTCCAAAATTAAAGTTTCCTCCAGCTAAAGTTACAACTTTTAAACTATAAGAATATGTCCCAGCAGCAGGAGTATCAATTACAGAAATTGCATATGGAGAGTTTTCACTTCCAGCAGAACTTTCAAACTGAACGTCATTTCCAATTGCAGTTGAATCTCTATACAACTGAATACGACCCCAAGTGCCTGCAGTTGCATTTTCTGCATCACCAGTTACAACAACTTGAACTGGATTTCCATTTGTTGTAATAGTAGTTGTAACAATACCAACTGGGAAAGAAGCACTACTTAATACTGTTTGTTTGGTGCCAAGAGTTTGAGAATAATTTAATGATCCAAGAGTTGCAGCAGGTCCTTGAATACCTTGTAAACCTTGAGTACCCTGATTACTTAAACCCTGAAGACCTTGAAGTCCTTGAGAACCTTGTCTTCCTTGAGTACCCTGAAGACCTTGGGTTCCTTGAAGACCTTGAAGACCTTGAGTACCCTGATTACTGATACCTTGAGTTCCTTGAGTACCTTGATTACCGATACCCTGAGTACCTTGAGTTCCTTGATTACTGATACCCTGAGTACCTTGAGTACCTTGAAGACCTTGGGTTCCTTGAAGACCTTGGGAACCCTGATTACTGATACCCTGAGTTCCTTGAGTACCCTGATTACTGACACCCTGAGTTCCTTGAGTTCCTTGGTTGCTTAAACCTTGAGTGCCTTGAGTACCCTGATTACTGATACCCTGAGTACCTTGAGTACCCTGACCTCCACCACCTTGAAGACCTTGTAAACCTTGAGTACCTTGATTACTGATACCCTGAGTACCTTGAGTACCCTGATTACTGATACCCTGAGTACCTTGAGTTCCTTGGCGACCTTGAACTCCCTGAAGTCCTTGTGTTCCTTGATTGCCAGTACCTTGAGTGCCCTGAAGTCCTTGATTGCCTTGAGTTCCTTGTAATCCCTGATTACCTTGAGTACCCTGGAGACCTTGATTACCTTGAGTACCTTGAAGTCCTTGATTGCCTTGAGTGCCCTGGAGACCTTGATTACCTTGAGTACCTTGTAATCCCTGATTACCTTGAGTGCCCTGAAGTCCTTGAGTACCTTGAGTTCCTTGTAATCCCTGATTACCTTGAGTACCCTGAAGACCTTGAGAACCTTGATTACTTAAACCTTGAACCCCTTGAGTTCCCTGAAGACCTTGAATTCCTTGAGAACCTTGCAAAGAAGCAATATCTAAAGTAATAGTTGCAAGACTTCCAGTAACAGAAGCAGTAATACCTGCTCCTACAAAGTTTAATGTTGTTGCATTTCCTTTTGCATTTCCTTCATCTTGAATAGCAATAGAAGTTGCAGCACCAGCAGCACTAACTGGTTGCCAACTCCAATTACCTAAACCGTCAGCAACAGGAACTTGATTTGTTCCTCCATAGTTGCTGCCATCTGGAGATATTTGATTTACATCAATCTTATTGATTGTTGCAATGCCACTAATATTGAGATTTGGAGAACTGATAACCGTATCAGTAACTTGCATTCCTCCAGCAGCAAGTCTTACTCCACTAGGTATTTGAGTAGAACCAATACCGACACCATAGTTAAATATCCAAGCATCCGTATTCAGTCCGGTAAAGGAACCAGACTTAAACCACATTATTTGCTTATAAGTATCTGGAGTAAGTTCTCCACCAGCATTCATACTGATAAGCGGAGTTCCTACCGTAGAAGCAACTGCAATACCACCACTATTTGCAGTAATATCTGTAGAAGCATCATTACCAAATGCATCAGTAGTATAACCAACTACAATATCTTTGTCTGTAACTTTAAGTTCATTAACAGCAAGGAATGCTGTAGTTCCACCAACAGTAATATTACCTCCAACATAAAGATTGGAACCATCAAAAGTTAGGTTATTAGAACCTGTTGCTATGTTAGAACCATCTTTATAAACAACCTGATTAGCAGAACCTGCTACTGGGCCAGCAATTCCTTGAGTACCCTGAAGTCCTTGAGTGCCCTGAAGACCTTGTGTTCCTTGACGACCTTGAACTCCTTGTAATCCCTGATTACCTTGAGTACCCTGAAGACCTTGATTACCTTGAGTTCCTTGTAATCCCTGATTACCTTGAGTTCCTTGTAATCCCTGATTACCTTGAGTTCCTTGTAATCCCTGATTACCTTGAGTTCCTTGTAATCCCTGATTACCTTGAGTTCCTTGTAATCCCTGATTACCTTGAGTTCCTTGTAATCCCTGATTACCTTGAGTTCCTTGTAATCCCTGATTACCTTGAGTTCCTT